TTGTCGTCGCCATCGTATCATCCTCTCTTGCGTCAAAGCGCAGTTCGTTCGATTGCAAAGTGCTCCATCTTTGGGGTGTCCGCCGCCTCCGGGTCCTGACAGCCCGGCCGGGCATCCATCCACTGGAATACGGCGCTCACCTCGGCAAAGTCCGGGTTCCCAAGTCCACGGTTTGCCTGCACCGTCAGGGCCCGGTCCTCCACCTGGAAAAAACCTTGGGCAAACAGGCCCATCACTGTGTCCTGCCGCTGGTTCAGCGCCTTCCGGCTGCTGTCATGGTAGGCGTCCGCCTCCACATAGCAGGTGACCAGAAGGGTCACGCTGCGGCGTACCAGTCCGATGTTGACATCGGATTGCTCCGCCTTCTGGCACTCCAGGGTAAAGGAGGGCCGCCGGAAGTCCTTGGGAAGCTCGTCATAGTAGACCGGCTCTCCCGGATAGAGGCGCTTCAGCGCCGCCTCCACGGCGTTCATCAGCGTATTGGTTGTAAGCATCTCAATAATCCACCTCATCCGCAATCCGGCTCAGCACCCGGTCCGCCGCTTTCAGCGCGAGATCCAGCGCCTTCGCCTTTGTCCAGCTATAGAATTGCCGGCCCTTGACATATCCGGCGGCTGAGGCCCGCGTGACTCCGGCCCGCCCCGCCTGGTTCCACGACCGGCTGCTTCCGGCCGCCGGCCTGCGGGTGCCGTGCCCCCGCTCCAGCCAGCGGGTGACCTGCTTTTTGGACACGGGCTTTCCCTTCCAGGTATGCTGCGTTTCCTCCACCCTGGGCTGGGCCGTCCCTTTTCCGGGAGAGAGGGCCGCATAGCCGCCCTTGCTGCCCACCCGCAACTCCTGCCAGGTGCGCACGGTGCCCTTGGCCCCATCGGCCAGCTCCGCCGCGCCGATTTGCGCGTTGAGCTCCCTCTGGACGGCCGCGCCGGCCTCTTCCACTGCCTGCCGCCGTGCGTCCGGCACTGCCTGGAGGAGCTCCTCCCAAAAGCGGTTGAACCGCTCCAGCCGCGCCCGGTCCATGCGCGCCGTGCTGCTCACAGGTCCACCGTCCTTCCGATCTCATACTCGTTTTTAAATTCATCCAGCTCGTGGGGCGCCAGGATCTCCCACAGCGCCCCACGAGCCTCTACGAGCCCGCCGGGCGGGAGGGTGACGGCCTTGGGCGTCACCAGAACCAGCCCCAGCTCGTTGACTGACATGGGCCACTCCTGGCCGTGCCGGACATACTTCTCGGTGAGCACCCCCGGAAAGGTCTGTACCACTGTGTCCCGCTCCGCCATCTGCCGCACCGTCTCCACCCTGACCACCGCCGCGTCCACCTCCAGGTGGTTGCGGCCCATGGGCGTGATCGAGGTCAAAAACAGGTGGGTATCACCCCAGCGGAGGGCGTGGTGGAGGGTGAGGGGCTGCCGCCGCACGATCACGGCGGCGTTCCTGGCCCCGATGCCCACCTTGGAAAACAGGTTGGTTTTCGGCTGTAACGGGATGGAGGCCCAGGTCCGCCGGGCGGGCACCCACTCCCATACGCCGGGCGCGGTCTCCCGCAGCTCCAGCACCTGGGCGGCCTTATTCAGCTTCCCTGCGTCGATGTAGTCTGCCATTGCCTCACACCTCCCCACCCCCGGATGTGTCCAACTTGGACACATCCGGCTCTGTTAGCTTGAGCTGGGTGAGCAGGCGCCGGAAGGCCGGGTTGTCATTGACAATCGTGCCGGTGATCGTGGCCTCCCGCAAGTCGAAGTCCCGCAACACCATGAAGTTGACGCACAGGTCGTACTGGGCCCGGCGGGGGGTGCCCTCCTCCGGCTCAGACACCCCCGCCTGCTCCAGGTAGCCCACCGCCGCGTCGTACAGCCCCTCCAGGGTGAGCAGCTCCTCCGCCGTGGGTTCTTCGATGCGGCAGTAGGCCAGCAGGCTGGCCCGCCGCGCCTCGCTCAGCGCCATGTCACACCGCCAGCGTCCAGCCG